AACCAATACGCTTACTGGTCAAGCCGCAACAGGGCTATCAAGCATTACTGACCCGTTTGGCTCTTTGTACGACATTTTGAAGAAGAAATAATGAGTAAGAAACAAAAAGGCATAAATCCAACACTTGAGAAAGCAATCAGTACGTTGCTAGAACAGGTGATGAATGACCCGCAAGCGTCTTTAACCGACAAATGCCGGGTGCTGGACAGGTCTATCAACGTAGAGAAGCTCAAGCAAAAGATTTCTGATGATGAGTGGGGTTCTGGATTCCTTGCCCCAGAGGAAGATGAAGAATAGAATAGATGCTTTACAAGGGGATATAGATGAACGTAATAGCATTTGTTCGGTTGGCATTAGAAGTGATGATTGGTAGGTTACTGGTGATTTTGTCCTTGTTCCTATCTTTTGGGTTAGCGTGTTGGGTAATGTATGAGCCGAGTTGGGAAAGACTGACAACGATGGCATTTTTCTCAATATTTAGTTATCTTTGTATCAACATAAAAGAAAGGATTCAAGATGGAAAAGTTCAAGCGTCCGAATGATGTAGACCAACAAGTTGCTAAGTCTGTTCGCCCACAGCTCCCCCGTGATGGTAGCAAAGATGGCAACAATCAATTCAAAAGCGGTGAATTGCCTAAAGGTGGTTTTACTGCTGTGTGGAATTTTAATGGCAACAGCAATACAAAAGACTCAGCTACTTGCAAACCGGGCAATGCGGGTGGTGGAAGGATTATCTAATGGCTAACAACATTGCGTTTCAGCCTATGGGTAAAACTACTCGCTTGAATGTAACGACAACATCTGCTCAAGTTGCTGTTAACGCAGATAGTCCTTGCAATCAGGTGCGTATACACAATGGCACAGCCGGTGAGATGTTTGTGCGGTTTAGTCCAACTACGGGCAGCGCAGCGGTAATTCCTGCGTCTGGTACACCCGCTTATGGGATTGTTTTGCACAATAACCAAACGGCAGTGTTTACTGTGCCGCAGTCTTTTACTTCAGCAACCAATTCTTTGTATGTATCAGCTATTGTTGCAACAGGAACCGGCATTTTGTATATCACGCCCGGAGAAGGTTTGTAATGGACCCGCTAACCATTCTCGCCGCTTTGGGTCCTCTTGCTGTAGACCTTGGCAAGAGCTTGATTGGTAGGTTTATCCAGACTGACGTATACAAGCCCACTAACATTAACGAATACACCCAGATGCGGAACACCGATTTGGAAATGTTTAAAGCGATGAATAGCGTAGGTAGTAGCGGCACTACCTATCCGTGGGTTGAAAGCGTTGTAAGGCTTATGCGCCCCGCTGTTGGGGCTATAGTGTTGGGCACATGGTCGTTTATGATGCTAACAGGTCAAGACAATGCCGCAGTTAATAATTTTGCCTCTGCTGTTGGGTTTTATTTGTTTGGTGACAGGACTCTTTTCTATTCACAAAAGAAATAATCATGTTTGCATTTTCTGAACGCTCATTAAATAACCTGAAAGGCGTACACCCAAAGCTGGTTGAGATTGTTCACCGTGCGCTTGAGTTAAGCCCGTGCGACTTTACAGTTTTAGAAGGTGTGCGTTCACAAGCACGACAAGATGAGTTGTGGGCACAAGGGCGAACCAAGCCCGGAGTTATTGTCACATGGGTTCAAACATCAGGAACGCACGGTATTCAGGCAGATGGATATGGTCATGCTGTAGACCTCGCTCCTTACCCAATTGATTGGAACGATTTCAACCGATTTGACCAAGTAGCAAACGCAATGCTTGCTGCGGCTACGGAGCTTGGTGTAAAAATTCGCTGGGGTGGTAATTGGGACATGGATGACACCATTCATGAGCGTGGTGAATCCGATAGCCCACACTTTGAATTGTTTAACTATTCATAGAGACGCTATGGCTAAAAATCCTAATTTATCTGTTGGCAGGGGTGAGAAGTTACCCGTAAGCAGGGGTGCTGGGTTAACGGCTAAAGGTCGAGCTAAGACTAATCGTGCAACAGGTAGTAAACTTAAAGCACCAACAAAAGACCCAAAGAATCCTCGTCACAAGTCTTTTTGTGCAAGGTCTAAGTCTTGGAAGGGTGAACGTGGTCGAGCCGCTAGAAGAAGATGGGGGTGTAGCAGATGAAAGCCGGACTATATGCAAATATTCACAAGAAACGTGCCAGAATCGAAAAAGGTTCTGGAGAGCGTATGAGAAAGCCCGGTAGTAAAGGTGCGCCTACTGCTAAAGCCTTTCGTAAGAGTAAGCGCACAGCCAAGCGTTAAAGTTTACGCAAAGCGTACTGATAGCCTAACAAGCACAGTTGGTTTTGCTCTGAGAACAGCGTAGTAAAGAAATCTACGCCTAGTTTGGGGCGATGCAGCAAGCCCGGCATATCTTGCCATAGGTAATCATCAAAGAGCATGATGCCGCCCTGTTTAAGCATCCCCCAAGCCATACAAGCGTCTGTCATCACATCGTAGGCGGTGTGACTGCCATCAATGTAGATAAAATCAAACTTGTAATTGTCGATAATCAATTCAGCCAGTGCGTCATAACTTTTGCCTTGTAAACCAAAGCAACGCTGACCTTCTTTGCGTACCCACTCAACATTAGTTTTCCAACGCTCAAAGAGACCGTCTAATTGCAAAAGGCTATGCTCCTCTGAACCTTTGAAAGTGTCTACGCAAACAATAGCTCCGTCTATCGGCAGCATATTCTCTAGCATCCAACAGGTTGCCCTACCTTCAAAGCAACCAATCTCTAGGATACTGCTGCACTCTGGCAACATCTTAGAGATAATTTGAAAGTTAGGAATGTTGTGGCTAAACCAATCTTGAGTGAAGTTATTCATGGTGCGGCTAGTAGCCTCCCTTCAAAAGCATACGTTCCAATATGCGCTAATACCACCCACGGTGCTGCCCAGATTTGCCCACCCATTGCCCGATAGATTGAACAAAAGTGATAATCCTCAGACAGTAAGCGGTTAGTGGATTCTTCAATGCTTGTGGCAAAGTATTCATGGATAACTTCCTTTGCCCCAATCGTGTTTCCAAGGTCAGAAACGTCATTTGAATACGATGGGACAGTAGGCTTAAGTTTATCGAACACTTCACGCTTTATTAGTAGAAACCCTGTACCCATGTTCTGCACTTCTACAGGCTGGTCTACTGGCACGGTAATCGTAGGCGCATAATTGACCAAGTTAACTACAAAGCTGCCTGTGTGGTATTTAAGCTGCTCATCAGGCACATCATTAGCAATCGCTTGCCTGACCGTAGCCCAATTGATTTCTTTCTTGGGATAGATACCTCCAAGTACATCTTTGTCAGCCCGTAGCATCGTTACAACGTCATGCGGATTAAAGTTAATGTCAGCGTCAATAAACATCAGGTGTGTGCAGTCAGTCTTAAGAAAGGCTTGCGTGAGAGCGTTCCTTGCACGGGTAATCAACGATTCATTGAACATAAAGCTCATCATTGATTCGATACCCTGCTCCCGCAAGATGTTGCCAAGGTTAAGCACACCTTGAGTGTAGCTACCCGTACACATACCCCCATACATGGGTGTTGCTATAAAAATCTTAGACATAAAAACTCCAATAAGTAAAAAGTAAACCGGATATAACGATGCAAGCAATGATTTTTTTGCCCCAATGCTTAAATTCTTTCTTAAGCGGAGGCAACATAGCTCTTTGCCATGCCAACATATCTGGGTCTGATTCTCTAGGTAATGGTTTGGTATAGCGACTACCTATCTTGACCCCTGTGCTAGTGGTGTGCGGCGTTTGCATCTTCATACCCCTTGATAAGCTCAACCATGACATTGCTTAAGTGAACAAGCATCTGTGCATCTTGTTCAGCGATGGTATTGCAAGCACCAATGAACCATTTAAGGTCAGCTTGTAGTGCCTTTGCTTCTGCTAGTAAGTGTTCGTTCATTGCTATCCCCTGTGAGTGTTAGTCCCGGCTACTCTGAATACCATGCCGGGGATGGCTCGTAACAGCGTCAGAGTTCGCTACTCTCAGGGGCACTGAGAAGCTCTACAGCCACAATACATTTGCCATCTGGAATGAATATACCCCTGCGTACCGAAACGTAACCTACTTGTTTATCATCATCAAATAACCCAGCGTCTTGCAAAGAATCTAAGATAGGCTTCACGCAATTATCAATGTCCATTAGCAATAGATTTCTTGGGCGCAAGATGATATTGACTTCCACTAACGCCCCCCCAAAAGATTCTAATTGCTGCACTGCAACATACTCCTGTACTGCTAACTTAAAGTCACGACCACGCTTACTGATAAACCTCCTGTGACCAGAGGCTATCCAGTAATTGTTGATACTAGGCGGGTAAGGTAAGTGCAATACATGACGCATACGGGTTAACCCTAGAAAGGTACTTCGTTGTCATCAATATTGTTAACTTCCTTGGGATACTGCGTAGGTCTACCGTCTTGATTCTTCCAAGCATCAGTTTCCTCTGCCACCTTAACCCAAGGTTTGCCTGTCTTAGTAGTCTGTGCCCACACTGCTAACTTAATTGTTTCCCCTGCCTTGTAATCACGGGTGAGTACCATGCCACCTTTAAACTCAGGAGCAAATTCACTCTTACGTTCTTTGACTTGAAAGCAATATGCTTTCCCATCTGGTACTTTGAATTCGCCTTGGTACTCAGCCATTTTGCTCTCCTGCATTAGCGATTGATTGATTTAAGACTGTTTTCTGGATACTGGTAAAAGTCTCGATGTAACCTTCATTGGCACGGGCGAGAGCTTTACATTTCTCTTTCTTCTCCCCGCCATTAAGTTTTTTCGACTTTCCAATCTTTTCGCACAAGGTTGCAAACTGGTAAATCCAATCTTCTACGTCTTTAGCCATCAAATACGCATCTTCCATATCTGGAACCATAAGAGGAATTGTGCCAATAGGCTCAGGAGTCTCTAAATCGTCCTCTACAGCCATTTCTGACGGGTCAGGCAGTGGTTGATACACCTCATGCAAAGGCTTCAACACAACGGTTTCTGCACGCCCCATATCCTTTGTTTTAGGTTCAAAGTCTTGCACTTCCTCTGGACTATAAAAACCCGTCACACTGCCCGGAAACACGGTTCTAATGCCTTCGCTGATACAACGACTACGCAACATAGCCCGTGGGAATTTCTGCCACCCACTGCCGGGCTTAACTAACCCAATGCGTGTGGCTTGTTCAATAGTCCATTCAATGCTTACCCTGCCGCCATTAGGGTGTGAGAAAACACCGACAACAATGGTATCGGTGTAAATAGTCCATTCGACCTTACCGCCAGCGTTCTGAAACCGTGCAAGCATCGCATCTGCTTTGAGTGCGGGTCTACCTTGGATAATATGGAAATCCCTTGCTGCCGTGGCTGGGTGCAAACCTTCTGCTTGAGCTACTGCCATTAGTGCTAAGACTTCGTTTTCGTTCTTCATGCCAAATAGCCCTGACTTGGCTATAGCACTCGCCATACTTTGCATATCTTGAAACGGAATAATGTTACTCATAATGTGCCCCTTATTTGACTAAAAACCGGCGTGAACCGGGCATTTCGACGATAAACTTTGTATAAATATCTGGCATAGCTGTTTTAAACGCATCTACGCTAAACCGCTTACTACTTGCTGCACTTTTCCATGTCACAAGCGTAGTACCGTCTACGCCACGAATCTCAGCCTTATCAGCCATTAAGTTGCGTATCTGTAATTCCACAATTTCCGCTTTTTGTTCAAGTGCTTTAATTTGACTCTTAGCCTGTCGCAAATAGTCAACGGCTTGTTCAATTGTTTTGTTAGCTGTAATAACTGTATCGGGTGATGAGGTTGGGTAGGCAAATTTGGTTTGCTCAACACTTTCTGGGGTTGGCGTTTCGCCCGATACCACGCAAGCCCACAACTTAGCTTGTGCTTGAATGAAGGCATCTTTCTCTTGGTCACTAAAGTGAAAGTCGAATGTTTTGAACTCTTGACCGCCAAAGAGTACAGCCAGCACGACTTTTGAGACATTGTGTACAACAGCTTCATGTAAACACTGTGCGTAATCTGCGGCTGGTACACGGTTCTCGTCTTGGTCGAACTTGTTGCGAACTTGGGCATTATAATTTTTGGCTTCAATAAGAGTCGTTCCATCGACCGATATGAAGTCGAAATGCGACTTAAGCCAAGCCTCTTTACTGTGAGAGAGCGCATAATCTGCTTCCTTAATTTCAAAGCCTAAATGATCTTGTGCAAGTCTGCCAATCAAGGGCTGCATAATGTGCCCCATCTTGACTGGCTCTAGGTCTGATATATCTTCACGTTCGTACTTACCCTGCTTAATCAGGATAGCCTCTACAGCCTTACCATTAGCTGCCATGCGTGAATCACCAGACCACCATGCAGAATTGCGTACTGCGGGGGCGAAATCGTCTCTATCGTTCATTTTTAATCCTTAAAAAACGTAACTTGTTCTGCAAAAAATAACTTTGCGTGTATGCGACTTCATAAATACGCCGAGTTCAGGGAAATACCAAAACTGTTTGCGGCGATGACGCATCTTCATGTTTAGACACCTCCAAGTGGTACTGAGCCACAATCTTGCCGTTGGGCAGGATAAGTGTTTTGGTTTTTATGTCATTACCTTGTTGGCGTAACTCTTTAATCCGTGCTGCTAGGCGAAAGCACCCACACCCTGCTAATGCTTCCATAGGTGTTACTGGTGCTTGTTTGAGTTGATTAAGTATCCATTCAGATTGCGTCATGGCTTACTCCTTTGGCTCGTAATATTTAGCAAGTTTGCCGCAACCAACGTAATCCCAACCTCGCTCAGATTCAGCGAATGTTGCAGCAACCTTTGGTAAGCCCGTGACTAAGCTAATACCGTCTGGTCTAAAGCATTTAACGTCTTTCAGGTGTTTGCAATTGATACAGAATTTAGTTTCTGTTGTCATGATAGTGCCCCTATGTGTGAGTTGATATACGAATCAATACTACAGATGTGACTTTATACTATTACTTATCGTGTTGCAAGTGCTACTGTTGTATTTCTGCTATTTATCTTAATTTCTGTGTAAATACTATGTAGACCTACTATGTTCCTCGCAAAAACCCCCCTACCCCAAAGAGTATGAAGATAGGTGCGGTGTTCCTCGGCTCTTGCGAGCAGCTACATGGCAATATTGCTATTGTCCCCCTCGGCTTGTAGCTTCAACCAGCCGCCCTGATTCTTTCGGATTTGCACCGGCTCACTAACAACATGGCTTACAGGGATTCCGTTTCTCGATAGCCGCCTGAATTATGGGCGCATTGTTAACGCAATCGTTACGGTTGCACGGGACAAACAAAAAACCGCTATAGGTAGTGTCCGGTGATGGAATCCTTGCGGGATCACTCTTGCGAGTCAGACACTATCTATAACGGTTTAATTGTCCATCACGACAACGACAACACAATATCACATCTTTTTTTATCCTGCAAGGCGTGCGCGAGGGGGGGGTTGCAATTTATTTTCTAGTCCTTTCCCCGGAAACATACGGCAACCATTAGCAATATCACGACAGCACAGTAGAAAAGAAAGACATAATCATAAATATTCATAACTCACCTCTATTTGAAATAAGCCCTGTAAGCGATTTGTTTTTAAACCAATACCAATACAAGTACAAAGCAATAAAAAAGCCCCTAGAGGGCTTTAGAACCATTCTAGGGGCATAGCATTGCTAATAGTTGGTAAACATTGCTTGAGTTTTTTGCTTTGGTGTTGGTTCGTTTATTGCGTGCCATTCTAAACAATTATACTTATCGTTTCTGACTGCTATATCGTACAAAGTGACATTATGGTTATATGGTGATGCGAATTTGACAATTTGCCCTTCAAATTCTGGCTTTGTTGGTGCGTTAGTACCTCTCATTCTGTCACCTCCCACAATTGCTTTAATGCTGCAAAGCAATACCCGTCTTTATAATCCTCTCTGGCAGTGTCTCCGAATGGCGGGTTTGCGGGTTTCCCGTCTATAGAATCTTGATAACCTTGATCGTATGCTGTCATGTTATGCCCCTAATTTTTTAAAATATTGACGTAATGCTGTATCTATATGCTCATCGTTTGCATACTGGTAGACTGAACCACAAAAGAAAGGGATTAATCCTGCATGGCGTGCAATGTCCCAACGTAGGCACATATCTGACAAGCCAGATTGTTTATATGCTTTTTGCGTTTGCAAAATTAGCGGTTTAATACTATCTAATGTTTTCGTAATATAAACGTAATGCTCTGTTTTTACTTTCATGTTATGCCCCTAGTTTGCTATTTACGGTTGATTCATACTCTTTTTCAATGTGAGTAATCAAGCCCTTTGCAGCTAAGTAAGAATCACTATTCTTAAACCCTTTTGCATCTTCATGCTCATGTAAAAGGTCTATTAACCCTTGCAATAGCTGCATTGAGAACCTTTCAGAGATCCTGGTCTGAATAGCTTGCTTTTGTTCTCTTGTGTATATCACTTCGTTAGTGAATGGCTTAGTGTTTATTGTTCCGGTATTGATGTTCATAATGTGCCCCTAGTTTGCGAGTATGTTTAATGATTCGTTTACGAATACGAATGTGACGATAGCAATTGCAACCCATGCGAGTATGTTAGCAATGATTTCTTGTTTGCGTGTCATATAGTGCCCCTTAAGTGTTTACGATAGACACCTATTGCTAGGTGTTTCGGGTATTGAACCCTCATCAGTATCGTTATGCTGCAAGCTCCCCTTTAGTTGCATCACACTGGTTTATGTAATCTGTTGCTTTCTGTGCCAATGCTGCCGCTTTAAATATGGCTTTATTGTCATTCTTAAGAGCTTTAAGCCAGTGCCCGATATATCCCGCATGGCGAAGCTCCCCTTGTATACCATGGTCGTTACAGAGAAACGCAGCCCCTAACTCTGCTACTAATTCCTCGAAAGCATAGTCAGGGTTTCCGAATCGACCTTTTGATAGGTCTCTATCGCATCGAGCCTTATCACTAGTCCAGTGTGTTAGCTCATGAAATATCGTAGCGTAGTAGTTTTCAGGGGTTGCAAAAGTGCCCTTGTTTGGCATCTGTATCCTATCCATTGAGGGCATATAAAACGCAGCATCGCCCCCATGAGTGATAAGAGCCCCTGTTTTTACTATGCGCTGCTCTGCAATCTCTACAGCACTGAATGGCACTGATTCGATGCTAGGTTTCTCGAATGTAACCCCGTCAACTTGGCTTGCATTGAACACCCAATAGGCTTTGAGTACAGCAAACTTACTCACCTCTGTTTCGCCATTGTCTGACTGAGTTTGTTTAGTCACTGGTGAGAACCATACGATTCGAGTACCCTTTTCCCCTTTGCGTACACTGCAACCTAAGTCTGACCAGTGCTTAAACGTACCCCACACTGGCACATCATAGCCACGCATCATGCCTGTCATGCCTAAAATCAATCTATTGATGCCCTGATAAGGTTTCTGTGAGTGAATGTTCTTATCTGCACTGCTATCTGCTTTCCAAGGTTTAACCCATGGTAAAGCCCCTTTCTCAAGCTCTGCAATGATGCTATCTGTAATCTCTTGATAGACGTTAACTGTAGTCATAGTGTGCCCCTAGTGAGTGATGCTGCATACTGTTACGGCAATATGCAGCGAGAGAGTTTATTGTTTAGTGTAAAGAGCTGGCTGCCATTGTTGCCAATCGTCATAGATACGAATCTCAAAGCCAAACATACCGCCTTCGCACATAAATACAGCTTCGTCAGGGTTTAAGCCCTTTTCGATTGCAGCTGCATTGGCTGATTCTCTACGGCGATAAGTGTCTACAACGTAAAAAGTTGGGTGTTTCATTTTATGCCCCTAAGTTAAGTAAACGTAATGCGCCCACGAATGACGCATACTATATATATTACGCTCAAATATAGCCTAGTCAATACATTTCGTTATATTTTGTTGCTATATATACACTACTCTATATAAC